GTGCTCTGCTCGTCACCGTGAACCATTACCCAATCATCATGAAATTGATAAGGCTTGTGATGGTATTTGATGCCTAATTCGTCCAGCCGTAAAAACCGTTCAATTGTCAGCTCTGGCAAGCCAATCAAGCCGGGTAGGCGCTTGCTTAGGGAGTTGTAGAGTCTGGCGCTGTGGTTTGATCTACTGAGATGTTGAACTTGCAGTTCGGATAGAACTTCGACAGTTCTGTCACGATCTCGACCAATGGTTCCAGACCACTCATCCCGACCGGAACTCCATCGGCTAATTGTTTGGAAGTCGATTTCATCGCCCACGCATAAAACGTCATCAGGCTTGTATTTTCTGATGAATTGGGCGACATTCTTGACGGCTTTCTTATCTTCGTAGGGAACCTGTAAATCCGATATAACGACAATGCGCTTAATCGTCCTCGTCCTCATCCTCGTAGGGCGACTGATCTGGATTAGGGATAATCCAATCGGGAAGGCGCATCTGTTCCTCTATGTACCAGCGCGACTTATCTTCACCATAACCAGCCCTGACTAGAGCTTCATAACACTCAACAATTTGCGTAGCCCAAATATCTATGGGCTTTAGCGGTTCGCCTGTCTTGCGCGCTGCGCTTTCCTTGCGCTTGCGCTTAGCGGCTAGTTCGCTTTTTGTTGGTTTTCTTGCGCTCATTAGTAAGCAATTCTAGAACCATGCGCTCAAGTTTATCGATGCGCGACACGATGTTTGATGCTTCCAAAATACCCGGCACTTCATGACGAATAATGTAACGCAGTCCCCCGACAATAAGGGCGCAGCATGAAAGTATGGCAGCGACAAAGGCTGCCCATTCTGCCGGTGTCATCGCCTTCCGAAAGCGGTGTCGTTAGGGTTTAAATACCGCAGGATGACCGGCAGACTCGCGACCAGAGCCGCATTGACAATTGCAGGTGCATCCCAACCTACCGCTAGGTATGTTGCTATTCCGGCTGCTAGAAAGGATCTTGCCCAACTTGCGGCTACTGCTTTTAGTTGTCCCATTGATAGGTTCTCCTGTTAGTAAGGGGATTCTGAACATGCTGCCATCATGATCGCCCTTGGCAGTAAAGCTGCAATGAATATGTGTTTTGTGGGGGTTAATGCCTTTGTAAACTCTCCACTTGTAATTACCACGCCATGAAGCAATCTTGCCATTGAAGATTATGTAAGAAATTCGTTTATCAGATCTGGCAAGTAATCGAAGTTGATCAGCAAGGTCGAACGCTTCGGATTTGTGGGATTTGAGATCAGCATCAATGTCGATGGCACGTACAATGCCTTCAACAGTAGGATTGTGATCGGACTTACGAGCAGCATGCTTCGCATCACCGATCCAGCCGTCTGAAGTTCGATCTCTATCGGGGAACGCATCGTCAATCTGCTCGCGTAACTGTTGCCCCGCTTTACACAGTTTGGGCATTATTTCCCTAGTTTAAAGCCTTGTGGAATTGGCAAATGATAATCCCACTCGGCAATGTATGAGCCTTGTCCATCTGAATCATCTTGCAATTTGATAGTACCTAAAGTTGGGTGAAAATCGTTGGCAGATAATTCAGGCAATGCTTTTAATAAATTATCAAATAATGACATATTAACTCCTAATCCAAACGCCATCAATATAACCCCATTTTTCACTTGCACTAAATGTGCCGCCTGTGCTGGAATATATATAACATTCGACGTAATCGGTTGATCCATTCATATAAATTAATGCACTGTTGTTTAATATTCCTGGGGCTGCCGTTGGACTATGAGCAGTTTTCACTTCATTTCCGTTTTTATAAATTGCAACATAGGTTTGACCGGTTGAAGGGGCTAATTGCGAAAAATTATATTGATAATAACCAGCTTTATTAGGCGTAAAACGATATGTGCTGGTGTCATAAACAGAATCAGTATCAAATGCTTCTGTATTAAAAGTTGCTTTTGTCCAAGTGCTTGATGAAGGAGTTTGGTTGGCCGAAGCATAAGCCGAATACGCAGGGCCGCTAGATGATGAAGCACTAGCCCATTTCACTTTGTAAGGACTGACTGTCGTATCTGCTGTTAAAACTTGTCCTGTCGTTCCAATTGGCAAATTATCAAATGTTCCAGATCCAGTTCCAACGATGATGTCACCAGCAGCAGTTATTTCGGTTGCCATTGAGTTAGTAATCGTGACTGCACCCGAAGTTCCACCGCCGCTAATACCAGTTCCAGCAGTAACGGCAGTTATGTCACCTGTGGCTACACCTACCCATGCAGATCCGTCATAAACTTCAACAGCATTGGTATCCATCAAATAGGAAACCATCCCTTCAGCGAGTACGCCTGAAAGTGCGGTTGTACGCGCGGCTGCGCTAGCAAAACGCATGACCGCTTGTTCCTGCAAATAAGTGTTTACCTGAGCTGCTGTAAGCACATCTCCTGTGTTAAACAGCTTATATCCTGCACCTGCCATTGATTGCTCCTTAGTAGCTCAGTACGTCTGAGTCAAGTATACCGCTAACTGCGCTGTCTAACACGAAGCCAGCCAATAAAGGCTCAGAAGTGAATAGGGTTGTCATCCATGATGACTTGGTAATATCGTGATGAATAGCGTTGACAAGGCTTGGCTGTGTCACGCTGGTCGCTCCCGGCATGGTTTTTGTGACCGTAATGCCATCAAGCAAATCTATGTCCACCCCAGCTTTAGGCTTGTCTGGGTTGATATCATCATAAAGGTTGAGCTGAATTGAGTCGATTCGGACTTCAGGATCTTTGCGGGTAGCCAATATGCCTTGTGCCTGATTTAGGGCTTCGGTGTCAGTTTCAACAAGGATACCGTCACGGATGCCGGAATGAAGGAAAAATGTGTCAATGCTTGTCTGGTCATATACGTTCTGAGCTGTACCGCCTGAGCGAGTTACAGTTACGTCATTAATCAGCGTAGTGTCGTCATAGGCGACAACCGCGTTGGTATAGGAAATCTGTGTGCCGTTGTCATTGAAGCTGTAAAGGCTTGTGGCTGGCCTAGTAATGAGCGAGTCACGATCTACAAACACCACGTTGCTTTGTCCATCAACAAAGATACCGCCAAACTCACTATTCTCAACCGTCTGTAAAGCCTCTAAAACGTTTCTAGACGTGCCGGGATCTGCCTGAAGGGTTGAATTGCCAGTATCTATCTCACGAAGGCTTACAGGCCAATCTACGGCGTTTAATAGGGCATCTACGCGAGCACCTGAGAGTTGACCTGCGCTTGTGCCAGCCACAGTCGTAATGGCTGAACCTGCAAGCAGTTTGAAGGCATCCACGCACTTTAGACTTACTGTCGAAACATCTTCATTGCCTTGTCTAAAGCCTGTGTCGTAATTCGTAATAAAGCCGCTAAACAGGTAATAATCAACGCCAAGATAGGTGGCATAAATAATAATCTGACGCAATGGCACAAGATTGGGATAATAGGCTCCGGCAGGATTCATCGGATTCCAGTCGCCATTCTGATCATATAAAATGACTTCCGCGCTGCCAAACTCGAACTTGCTCGTGATGCGGTTACGACCACGCCTGATATTGACTCGTGTAACTAGACTGGTGACTTCAACAGGCAGCGTTCCAGATCCCAGACGGTTTGTTCCCAATATGCCTTTGGTGGCTGATCCTAAAATCAAAGGATTGGTTTCAAACGCGGTATCGCTGTCAAAGTCAACAAAGACGCGAATTGTGGGAGCTGCCATTAGATTGCGATGCTGCTAAAACGCAGACCCTTTCCGTTTCTTTGGTATTCGTACTGAATGTCCGTGATGACTTCGGCCAAATCTTGAACGGCGGTGACTGAACCTTCGACCGTGACGTTAATTACTGTATCTCCAGCCATAGATTCTTCAAGCAATAAATCTGCAAGCGCAAGTTCTGATTCTGCAAGTGTAACCATCGCGTCTGCATGTGATTCCACAGCATCAACAAGAATGGGATTGCCTGCCGCGTATTCGGCAAACGCCGTACTAGCCAATTCACTATTAGACGAAGGATTGTTGCTAATAACGGCGGATGGCGTTGTGGTTTGCTGTAATTGGCCATTGATGTAAACGTTGTTTGCATCGACATCCATGCGATCAAGTGTCGTGACAGTCATGGTTTTTTGATCAAGTTTCAAACCTTTTTGAGCAAATAAAGTTTCAATCGGTATTTCAATTTTTAATTGCTTTAATAATTCTTGGATGCGTGTGATTTTGGCAGGCCAATCGGTGAACGGATCGCCTACTAATTCATCAAGGCTAGCAAGCAAATCAGCCAATTCTTGCGCAGCAGCTTCGGCTTTAATTAATTGACCTTCAAGAATAATGGCTCGTTTAACATCTTCATCGAGAATGGCCTGCATGAGTTCCAAACGTAGGCGTTCAACGTCATTAATCTTTCCACCTAATGCGGCTGCAATTTGGATGCGTTCAAGATCAAAACGTTGCGCGATTTGACCCAGTATGCCTTCTTCTTTTTTCTTCTTGTTCAAGGCTTCTTGTGCCTTGACTGATTTCTTGGTTAATGCCAATAATTCTTTGGCGCGCTTTGCGGCATCGGCCTCAGCTTTAGCGCGAGCGCGATCAATCTTGGTCTGAGCATCGGTTGAACCACTTATGCTCATCGGAGTCCTAAATGGCGCAGGCTTTGGTTTACCCATATTACGAACGTAGCCAAATGCGCTACCAAGCGGATTGAATGGATCTATGTTGCGCAATAAATCTAAAGCCGTTGATCCATAAGTATTTAAGTCCTTAAACGCAGCTACAAGTCCAGCAACACCGCGAGTAGTATCTGCAATAGCATCGCCAAAGGTATCCATTGCGCTAACGCCGCCACCGATGCCATTGTTACCTGCGAGAATCTGGAAAGCATCAACTAAGCCTTTACCGATTGTTTCTTGCATGTTGGCGTATGCCACATTCAGAATGGCAACCTTGCCAGCATAGGTATCTAAATATGCAGCGTTTTGTCCGGCAAATTGTTTAGCAAGTAAAGCCTGTACGTCTGCAAATGATGCGGTCTGCAATTCTGCCCGTGATAACCCGGTGTTATATTTAGCAAGCGTTTTCGTGTTACCTGTGTAGGCTTTGCTTAAATCACTTGCCACGCTGACAACATCAACACCTGAACCTGCTGATACATCTAAGGCTAAACCTAAAAGTTCTTGTGACTTTGTGACTGAACCTGTTGTGGTCAATAATGACTGAAACGCTGGACGAAGTTGATCATCAAGCACACCGCTAGTGGCTTCAAGGTCTGAAATAAACTTTGTGACGCGAGAATCTTCAAAAGCAAGTCCGAGATTTCCTAAACTTTGACTTAATCGCTTGGCTGCTAATTCATCTTCGCCGAACGCCTTAACTGCTGCCTTGCCAAATTGATAAACTTCTCGTACAGATAAAACGCCAATAAGGGTTTTACCAAGTGCCTTTAAATTGCCTTGTAATCCACCAGTTGCTTTCTCAGCTTGTTTGAAACCTTTATCTTTAAACTCAGACGCTATATCAATGCGAATGTTTGACATCAGGCAGCCTTTCTAACTGTGGCACGTTCCTTAAACAAACGACTGGCTTTATCAATTGCGCGCATAACCCCATCCAATGCTTTACCTTCGTTTTCAGCATAAGCAGCAAACAAGATGCGACCAGTTGATTTTTGGCGACCATCAAGCGACTTCATTGGGCCAATGCCATTCATACCAGCTATAAATCTGGATCCTGCCTGTGGGTTGTTACTTTGACTGCGTGAACTGCCGCTTATGCCGCTTGCACGTCCAGCCGTTTCGGCAATTGATCCTGACGCTGATTTGTTGAGCAATGAGTAAAGGCTTGCGAATCCGCTCATGTTGCGCTTACTACGTCCAAGTGAGTAAGTCAATCCACGCCGTATTACACGCGCATTATATTTAGGAAATCCACTTGCGCGTGACGTGCGACTCTTAGGCGCAACGCCTGTGTCTTGCCAATTGTAAAGACCACCGGGAGCTTGACCGGGAACTTTAGCCTTAGCGGCATTTGTTACTTCTTTCAGCGCAACACGGATTTCATCATCCATTTGCTTGCGAAGGTCAGGCGCAAACTTCTTCAAAGCCTTTTTAAGCTCTGGTACGCCTTCGACCACGACTGGCATTATCCCTGTCTTTCGCTTGCTGCTTTAATACCTCATAAAAGGCTTTAAGCAGATCCGTGTCCATGTTGATAAACTCGCTTGGCGCGATCCCGGTATGGATACTCAATTGAGCAACCCGATACGTGAAGGAATCGCGCGTTAGCCATTTGGGGAATCGCCTGCAACCACATCCACCGCAGCTAGTGTGTCCAGAAACGCAGCACCGAATGGTTTAACGTCTGGAGCATCTGCGCGGCGCAGACATTCCCAAGCCAGCCAATAAATATGCTCTTGTTTTTCATCTTCCCTAAAAGCCTTGTGGAAGCCTTTGCGGAATTGCTGCTCAAACGCATATTCCACAGACGGTGTGATTGAGTGTTCGCTCTTTGTACCGTCAGCCCTTGTGATTATTAACTTAGCCA